GATAAACTAAACAATGACTTATCCAATCAACAGGATGTATTGTCTGACCAATTAGAAATAGTAAAAGACTTTTTTGCTAAGTTATATTTGTCAGACTTTGAAGCAGGATGGGACGCAACAGCACAACCATTCTATGAGAAGACAGAAACAATCTTATCAGGATGGATATTAGACTTTCACTTTGTACAGAAGTTTGCGTACGATAGATGTGTACTTCCTGTATTACCATTTATACCTGGTAGTACGTGGGGTGAACTTGCTGAACTTTGGAAGAACGTTAATACCGATTGGGAAAACACTTAAAACACAAAAAATTTAATATAAAATGGGTCAATTAACTAATTTATATGTATCACAATCCTACCAAGGATTAATAAAATTAGCGGATAGTACCACCGGTGTAACTGGTACATTGCAGTATACGCAAGATGGTGTTGGAAACAATCTACCACTACAAATAAGCGACACACAGGTAAATATTACCGGCTCTTTTACTGTTAATGGTGTACCTTTTACAAATGGTACCAACGGAACGTCAGGAACATCCGGTGCTAATGGTACCTCAGGAAGTTCAGGTTCTTCAGGAAGCAGTGGCTCATCAGGAACCAATGGTGTAACAGGTTCATCAGGTTCTGCCGGTACAAGTGGTAGCTCAGGAAGTAGTGGTTCATCATTTATTTGGAAAGGTGTTTGGGATGGTAGTGGTCCATATTATGTAAATGAAGTTGTTGAATATAATGGTAGTTCATATATATGTATTTTATCAACACCATCTGATTTTACACCCCCACCAAATAATCCATTTATTTTCTCTTTAATGGCACAAGCCGGTACAAGTGGTTCTTCGGGAACTAATGGAGCTGCCGGTGTTAATGGTACATCAGGTTCAAGTGGAAGTTCAGGTTCATCAGGAACTAATGGTATATCGGGAACAGACGGAACATCAGGAAGTAGTGGAACCTCAGGTGCTAACGGTACTTCAGGAACTGATGGTGCTGCTGGTACAAGTGGTTCTTCAGGTAGCAGTGGTAGCTCAGGCACAAATGGTATTGATGGAACTAACGGTACAAATGGAACCTCAGGTTCTTCAGGAACATCAGGACAGAACGGTATTAGTGCCGGTAGAACATATTACTTCAATCAATCACAAAATAGTGATGTGTTTGGATATAAAGTATTAGCTGACGAACCAACAACAGGAACAACACAAACTGTTACAACATCTGTTGCCGGTTCAACTAATGATGTTTTAATTCAAAGTTACATTACACCTGAATTAGGTTTTAATGTAATACCATCAGGTGTTCAACGTTTCTTTATGCAATTTAAGAAACCGGCAGAGAATGATAGTATGCAAGCGTATGTTACAATTCAATTGGCTAACTCAACGGGTGGAACAGTTGGTTCAATTATTACAGCATCACCTGAAACTATTGGTTGGAATGGTACAGAAGCATCAGAAGTTATTATAGAGATAGTATTACCAACAACAAATATTGACCCAACGTATCGTATGATTGTTAATATTTTTGCTAATAACTTAGATAGTACAACCCATAGTTTAAATTACTTAACTGAGAATGGTGACTATTCATTTGTTATTACATCAGTTGGTGTTGTTGCCGGTACTTCAGGTACGAGTGGAACATCCGGTTCAAGTGGAAGTTCAGGAAGCAGCGGTAGTTCGGGAACAGATGGAGCAGGAGGAACCTCAGGTTCTTCAGGTAGTAGTGGTTCAAGCGGAACATCACCTACATTTGATAGTGGTAGTTATGCAACAACCGGTTCTAATACATTTACAGGATTAAATACATTTAACAATAGTATTAATTTTATAACAGGTTCATATATTAAATTAACCGGTGTTAATGATGGTTTTAGTACCAATCCTGCAGCAATAAGATTTTATCAAGATGCAACTCAAACAAGATGGGTAAATATGCAACCTGTACCGGGACCTGGTGACTTAGCATTTAGTGACTTCCCAACGAATGACCACTTTATGTTCTTGCGTTTAAGCACACACGAAATTGAGTTTGAAGCGCCATTACGTTCAACAGGTTCAGCACCAATCTTAATTAACAGTGCATTAAATATTGGTGGTAATCTTAATCAATTTAATGATGCGTTAACTGTAACCGGTAAAACTTATTTTGTTGGTGATACAGCAACTACCGGTAAAACATTCTTGAATGGTAACTTATTTGTTACCGGTGTATTAGGTGTTGAGAATAATAATATCAACATTAATAATGCACAGTACAATAGTGTTAATATCAATACAAGTAACGATGCAACTGCAGCTAATATATATTCTTCAATCGGTATTAATGATGCGGCTACATCTTCTAATAGTGCTGGTTTTGCTATGTCATCATACACATCTTATGGAGCAAATCCTGTTACCATAATTTATGGTGGTGGTACAGGTAGTACAGTAACCGGTGGTAATGATGCAATTTACTTAAACAATGGTAAAATTGATATTGTAAAAAATACAAACATAACAGGTAGTTTAGGTATCACAGGTTCGTTAATTGTTAACGGTCAAAATATCACAACAGGTAGCAACGGTACATCAGGAACATCAGGTGCTAATGGAACGTCCGGTTCTTCAGGAACATCGTTCGCATCACCTTATGTTGGTAATGTTATTATCTCAGGTTCAATCGATACAAATAACGGTGCAACCTTTGGTAACAGTAACACACAATACAATAGTGTAGTAGTTAAGACAAGTGAAAGTAATTTCCCTGGTAACTTATATAATACATTAGGTATTGAAGTAGGTAGTAGTTCACCTAACAACGCCGGTATGTACGTATCGACTTATACTTCATTTGGTTCAAGTCCTGTTGCCGCATTATATGGTGGAGGTAATGGTAATGTTGTTGACAATAGTAATACTGCAATGGTATTTGCTAACGGTGACATCTACATTCAAAAGGATACACACTTAACAGGTTCAATGGATATTACCGGAGCATTATATGTTAATGGTGTTTCAATTACTTCAGGTAGTGCTGGTTCATCAGGCACAAGTGGAACATCAGGTGCCAATGGTACAAGTGGTACTTCATTTGCTTCTCCATATGTTGGTAACGTAATTATTTCAGGTTCATTTGATACAAATGGTGGAGCAACATTTGGTAATACTCAAGCACAATATAATAGTTTGATAGTTAAAACAAGTGAATCAACGTATCCTGGTAATCTTTATAATACATTAGGAATTGAAGTTGGAAGTAGCAGTCCAAACAATGCTGGTATGTATGTGTCCACATATACCTCATTTGGTTCAACACCGGTAGCAGCATTTTATGGTGGTGGTAATGGAAATAATGTTGATGGTGGTAACACTGCAATGGTATTTGCTAACGGTGATATCTACGTACAAAAAGATATGACACTAACTGGTTCATTAAGTCTTACAGGTTCTTTAACAGCAACGGGTGGTGCAATAGTTACCGGTTCGGTTAGAGGTAATGTAAACGCATTATCAATTAGTTCACAGACAGCATCACTTGATTGTAGCGTTGGTAATTTCTTTACACTTCAATTAGTATCAGGTTCTGCAACACACATTAACCCAAGCAATATAACACCGGGTCAAACGATTAACATTAGATTGGCAACAACGGGTAGTGGAACAGTTACATTCCCATCATCTGTTGACCAAGCAAGTGGTTCTGCATATATTCCAACAAGCACAACAGGAACTGATATAATAACATTGGTAAGTTTTGATAGTTCAATACTTTACTTAGCGTCTATAAAAAACTTAGTGTAATATGAGATTTAGTCCAATAGCTGCACAGAATAATCCCGATAACCAAATAGTTACCGGTAGCACGTTAATTAACATTGATGCCAAGTTAACCGCATCTTATCCGGGAACGGGTACTACCGTATTTAACTTGGCTAACAACAATGGTTCTAATAACGGAACAATTGTGGCTACAACAACATTTACGTCAAGCAATGTATCACATTGGACGTATGGTAATACAAGTGGTTATATTAGTTTCCCAACAGCAACAAATGGTACGGATGCTGCAAGTTATACGTGGGGTGGATGGTATAAGATTAACAATACAGATAAAGACGTATTCTTAAATTCAAGAGGAGCTGATGGTTCAGGTTCAGGTTGGAGCTTAACTGTTTATACAAATAACACAACAAAAAAATTAATAGTAGGTGTTGTTAAAACATCAGGTGGTACTGCATTTATTTCGGTTACACAGACTAATACATATACGGTAGGTGTATGGTATCATATTTACGCTGTATGGGCACCGGGCACTGCAATTAGATTATATATCAACGGTGTCTTAAATAATACATTTAATACCGCAAATACGGGTCTAAGAAGTTCAACAGTTGGTTGGTTTACCGGCAAACAAAATGCTTTATACAACAGTAGTAATAATTCAAACTTCCAAGTATACAATAGAGTATTAACCGCTGATGAGGTAAAGAATAATTTCAACGCACAATGTGAGTTATTTGGCTACAATAAAGTAACGTAATTGTATTTCAAAAACCACATTTTAATAAAACATATTTAATATAAATGGATTTAGAAAACATTGCACCCCTTATTGAAGAGAATATTAAAAAGGCGTTAGCTGAAAAGCGCTACCCCTTTGGTATTAAAACAAGACCGGGCTTATCCAATAAGATTGCATCAAGTTCATTATACAACTCAGTTCAAGTACAACAAAGCAATAATGACACATTAGAAGTTCTAATGAATGAATATTGGAAATATGTTCAGTCAGGAAGATTACCCGGTAAGAAAGGTGTTCCACTTGAAGCCATTGAAAAATGGATTGGTGAAAGAAAACTATTGGGTAGAGATGCAAAAGGTAGATTCATTAAGAAGAGAAGCTTTGCATTTGCAATACAAACCAATATCAAAAAGTTCGGAATACCACCATCTAATTTCTTGGATGTGGCTATTGAGAATATATTGGAAGATAAAAGAATAATAGAATTACTCGGAGACGCAGGTCTTGATGATTTAATAGATAAAATAGAAGGATTATAAGATGGCATTTGGATACCCACAAATTTACGCAAATGGTTTAAATAACAACTCTCAATTGAGACGTTCAACTGATATGATATATCAGAGAGGAGCCACATATCAAATTAATTTAACCGGTGACACATATATACCGTCAATGGAATTAGATGTTGATTTATATGCAAATGATAGCAAAGTAGGCAGAATGTCGCTTGTACCATTTGATGTAACACAATCAGGTTCTACATATACTTACAAGTTTAATTTAAGACCATATTCGTATATGTCAAATTATGTGCAAGCAGAACATTACGGTTACTATTGGTTAAACGATTGGTTTACAACAAATAATACGGTTAATATACAAAACCCTTACCCAAACAATGTTAAAGCAAATTACAAATTTGGCTACAAATATTTAACAGGTTCAACATTGGTTACAGAATATACCGGTAACCCATCAAACAATTTAAACCATTATACCGACATTCCTTTCTCTGCAGCATCCACAGGATTCACTGCATCAGGATTTACCAATACCGGTCAATACTTTGATTATGTTGGTGGAGCATTCCAAATGGATGTTGACCACTACATCTTACCAAACTTTGACCAAGAGGTTGGAACGGTGATGGGAACCGGTAATACGATTAACACAATCAATGCCAACAGAAGATTAAGTCCTATGAGTCAATACCTTATGGATAATCCGATGTTGCCGGAGTATAGTGAGACATCAAGATTTTTAACTGATGCACCACGTATTCAATACATCCAAGAAAATGAGAACTATGTTCTATGGTTCTTAAATGGTCAAACCGGTGACAGACAAGTGATTGAAGCAGATTTTTTGGTATTACAATTCTATGATGTAAATAATACACGTATCAATTACGTACAACAACAAATCAATACAGCAGGAACAAAGTATGCATCCCCAACAGGATATACTGACACATTACAAGTATTTGCATTGCCGGTAGGTCCTGCAGATATTGTTAATACGTATTCAGCAATTGATTGGACAAACGTTGCTTACTATACAGCACAAATATTCTATAGTTATCCAACAAATTCAGAGCTTAGAAATTCAGTGGGACCGGTTGGACCATTGTCTGAATCATTCTATTTCTATCTTTACGATAACTGTTTACCTGAGAATACAAGACTTGCATTCTTAAACACTCGTGGTGGATTTGACTACTTCACATTTAGAAGCTACAGAAATGACACCAAAAAGATTGAAACTACAACATATGACTCAAGGTATTACTCAACCAATTTGAACTCACCAGACAGAGACTTTGGTAGGTCTATCAAGACATTCGATACAAATGTCAATCGTGAAATTGTATTGGAGTCAAATTATTTGTCAGTTGAAGAAGGAAATTGGTTGGAACAGTTGTTTTTCTCGCCACAAGTGTATATAATGGGAGAAGATTATATTTCACCATTGGATAGACAAGATAAGATATACAAGGATTTAACGCCGGTACAAGTCTTATCAACTGAGGTAGAAAAAATAACAAAGAAACACAGAAAATTAAATAAGTATAGAATAACATTGGGTGTATCAAATACATTCTTCGTTAATAAAGGATTCTAATATGTCTCAACAACAAACAGTATTACGAGTACAAACAACACAACCAAGTGACATAACAGTAACCGGTGTTACATCATTATCAGTTACAGGGTCAACGACCGGTGTAACTTATGGTGGTAGTGGAACATTTGCAAGTCCATATACCGGCACTACTGATTTAAACAGTGGTGAGCAATCAATTGATTTTTTGGTTCAAGGTAATGGTATATTTTATTATGATGTTACCGTTCCATTCCCATCAATTGGTAGTAGTTATTTTAATGCTTATATCAAACACGCCGGTGATACCACATTTAAATTAATATTTAATACATTCGCGGCAAATACAGCATCAAATTTTCAACTATTAAATGGTGATACAATTCGTTTTACCATTAACAATATTTCATTTTTTGATTCAAGTTTTTCAGTATATTTTGAGGGTAATCAAACAACAACAAATTTCTCTGTACCAAAGTATGATTTCTTGGATTTGTACGATGATATTCCATTGAAGATTAATAAGTCTTTTGCGGAACTTCAGGACATTGGGAAGAGAAACTCTGATTATTCTATCGGTGTTAAATTACCCGGTAGCAAAAAGAACAATAGATTCTTTGAGGAATTTTATAATGTGGATAGTCAATCATTATATTTTGATGTTACCAACAAGGTTCAGTGTCAAGTATTAATTGATGATGAGAGTTACTTCACCGGTTATCTTAAGTTAAATAAGGTATCTGTATTAAACTCCAAGGTTGAATATGATATAACATTATACTCAAACATTGGTGACCTATATGGTGCGATTGGTAATAACTTGTTAAAGGACTTAAACTATAACGATGTTGATTATCATATCAATCACGTATTCAATCAGATGAATACAATCGCTGCTTGGAGATATGAAACATTAAAATCAACCAGTGAGGTACCAAGTCATTATTTTTATCCTGTTAATCACAATGGATATAACTATCAAACAAGTGGTAATACCACTGCGGTTCAACTAACCGGTGTTACAGGTACATCATTCTATACTGCAACCAAAGTTGGACAATGGGTTAACAATGCTGCAGCTTATGCGGCAGGTGTACAAAGATATTATATTAACTCACCTGAAGATGGTGTAAGAGATAATCAATTAAAACCGGCGCTTAATGTATATAGTTTAATTCAATTGATGTTTAAGACTTATGGTTATACAATCAAGTCAGACTTTATGTCAACACCTTGGATGAAGTTATTATATACCTATGGGTATTTCTCAAATAACTCAACCAAGTTTACATATCAAACACCACAAGCTCAAACATATGGCCTTGATGGTGTTGAAATAGTATGGGTAGATGATATTGAAGCTTTAAGCGATACTGCTTGTACTACAACATATCCAAAAACAGTACACAATTGGTCATTATATGTGGTTAAAAAAGATACCGGTATTCCTGTATTCTGTAATCAAGAAATCATATTGAATTGGAATTTTCGTTTCCAACCTTGTTATGGCGGTGTACCTGTAGATTACTTGCAAGAAGTAAAGATACCGGCAAATACAACTGGTAATACATTTAGCTACACACAAGAACAATATGTTGATTGTGGTAGTGGATGTCCATTCCAACCTGAGTATATATATAATCTTGGGTTTGAACCAACTGCATCAAATGTTGGATTATCAAATAAATCATTAGCCTATTTACCAGTACCGGCAAATACGGTGATTGAAGTAACTGATGGAACCTATTTAGATTTTAGTTTAATCATTGACCAAAATATCAAACAGATTGATATACTTAGCTCAATTGCTAAGAAGTTTAATCTATTGTTTATACCTGACCCTGAGGTTCCTAATCAAATTATCATTGAGTCATACCCATATTATGTGGGAACCGGTAACGTATACGATTGGACAGATAAGTTATCATTCGATAAGGGATGGTCAGTTGAACCTGCATTGAACTATGTTGAGAGTGAATTAATCTTAACAGACTTGGAAGACGGTGATAGTGGTAACATTCAATTTAAGCAACAGAACAATAGAATATACGGAGAGAATAAAGTATATAACCCAACTCAATTTAAGTCAACAACAAAAGAGATACAAACAACATTCTCACCACAAGTAATACGTAAGTGGAATCCGAACAACAATCCTCTATTGGAGCCTAATGCTGTTGGTATTCCTATGGGTATTAACTATGTTGAAAGCTCTCAAGAAGTTGGTAGCGGTGTTGCTTGGTTATACAAGGGTATTAAGAGCAAGCCAAAGTTAATGTATAACCTTGGTAACTTCTCACCATTCTTAGATACATTAGGTGAAACATTTGATTTGGTTGGTACAACAACAATTATGTTTAGAGTAACAGAAGATGATGGTGCAAACACTGAACCGAGTTTAATATCACCGGTGATATCACACACGATGCCAATGGGTAATCCTGATAGCAATAAAATAACGAATGATAGTATATCAATCTTATTTAACTCAGAAGAGCCGGTAACTATTGCCGGTGACAGTGTAAGTTTATTCAACGCATATACCAATCAAGATGCTTATAATTTATTCTATGAGAATAGGGTAAGTAATGTGTTTGATAAGAACACAAGATTCTTATCAGGTAATTTTTATTTAAAGTTATCAGATGTTAAGAACCTTAGAGCCAATGACTTAATTAAAATTAATGACCAATACTTTACTTGGAATCAAATCAAAGAATATAATTTAACCAACGTAGAATTAACACAAGTTGAATTGGTTCAGACCAACTATAATCCGCAGGCATATCCTGATAGATATTTTAAGTATCAATATTGTGATAACACCGGTGTAACATATAATGTTAAGACCAACTTTACAGGTACAGAATCTGTACAAGAATCTTTATATTATTGGAGTATTCTTTATGACTATTTCGTTGGAGTATTAGGAGGTGACGGGGTTACAGGTTATACAAGTTCATTCTTTAATTTAAGTGGTGAAACTTTGCCATATAGTATTAGAGAAGTTACCAAAGCACAATATGATGCCGGTGGAACAGATTGGACCTTAGACCCACATAAGAATCAGTTTATTGGACAGATTCAGAACTTCCCATTAGATACTTGGTATAATCAGAATAATGATGTTTGGTTAATAGATGATATAGGTTCAGAAGGAACATTAAATGTTTTTACAAGTTGTGCCGCATTTACAGCTAAAGCAAATGCAATGGGTATTACGATTGGAAGTTCAACATAAGTTAAATTATATTTATTAGTATGAGTTATAATCCGGCAAATTATCCAATAGCAGATAGCGATGTTTTAAGAGGGTCATTGATAATTACCTTTAACAATCCAAATAATGATGCGAATGCATATTACACAGTTAGTGTTAATAGTACATTAAGAAATCAAGAATACTATGACAGTAATAGTTTGTTTACAACTTATCTATATGTTGGAGATGTTGTTACTGTAACAATGTTTGGTGGTCAAGCATCAGAGTATATTAATGTGGTGAGAACTGATTTCACAACTGATGCTGATGGTGATAATAGTGGAATATATACGGTTAATATTACAAATTCATCCGGTGTTGATAGTGTGACGTTTACGGCTACAACTGTAAACACATCTTATAACTTTGAGTACCGTATAAATATGGGAATATTAATCCCATCAACACCAACACCTACTCCAACTGTTAGTCCATCATCTGTTACACCGACACCAACGCCAAGTATTACACCGAGTCCAACAAAAACACCGGGTTTATCACCTACACCAAGTCCATCATTTGCATATGATTGTTCATTTAGTGGTTATCAATCTGAATATATTTGGAGACTAACAGATACTGAAAAATCAAAACAATTCGGTACCGGAAGTAATGTGAGTAATTTATATAATTTAAATTTAACAGGTTTAACAAATGGTACAACAGTTTGGATTACTCAAAAATTTGGAGCTCCAAATACAGCAGCTTATACTAATCTTTATGAAAGAATTGGTAATAGTGTAGTATTAGTTGATACACTAAATGGTGATGGTGATTATACTTTTGTTTATGATAATACAAAAATTTATCAGATTCAAGTTAATTATGTTAATTTTGGTAATCCTAATACAAGATGGTGGGCGGTATCATTAACTGAACCATTTGCCGATACCTTAACGTATCCTGATTTTTATTCTTCAAAATATATAAAAATTGATGGTTTTGGGAATGGATTTCCTACAGAAGCGTATCTTTATTCTTACTTCCCATCATCACCAACCGGTCCCTATTATGCTTTAGCAAATTTAAATGTTCCTATTCCAATAGCTGATTTAATTAATGGTGTTTATGTTAGATACATTCCAAGAGCATATTTTCATTATGAAGGTGAAAGTGTGCCACGTTCAATGTGGCTAACAAATAATGAGCTTTATTTATCATCAGATAATTGTTCTTATGTACCTATACCAACAAGTATACCGGTACCTACACCAATACCTTATACTCCAACACCAACACCTACCACTACGGTAACACCAACAATGTCAATTACCCCAACACCTACAATGACAATGACACCAACGCCAAGTACGACATCACAACCGGCTACTTTGGAATATAAATATGTTGCATTAAGAACAGGTGGATTGGTTGGAATTAAAACTGCTTCTAATTTAAAATTTGTTTATAATGGTACAACATATACAAGGTCAAATGTGACTTATTCATTAACTGCTGATAACACAGAAACGGTTGGAAGTATTACTAATTTCCCTGTTGATTCATTTAGAGTATATAGAAATTTATGTACAAGCATATCAGGTGATAATATTGATAAGTATGAAATTAGAATTTATGTTAATGGCGTCGAGGTAAATTATTTTTTAAATAATCTTGCCAATCCATTAGTACCAACTTGCCCATCTAATTTACAAAATAATAATTATTCATCTAATATAACTATTAATGCTGGTGATGTGGTAACCGTTGAATGGACTGATTATTTATTAACTTAAACAACACAAAATAATAAATTATATTTAAAGATAAGATGAGAAAATATATTCCACAAAGAACATTTAATGACTTTGTTTATCCAAATAACAATAAAGCACAATACGATGTAAATGATGTTGTTCAAAACATTAATCCAAATGTTGTTTCCGGTACGGTTACAAACTTTGTTGCTACATTGGTTGGCGGAAGTTTAAAAGTCGATTTCAATTATACTTGGTCAAAAAATGGTGCGGAAGTATTCGTTAATCAATCCAATGAAATTAATACAATATCATTACACGTAATGCCAGCAGGTGTTACATATTTTAAACCTTGGAGATGTGTTGATAATTTAACTGCAGTATCAGGTTCAACATCAGCATCAGGAGCATATAGTGAAACGTTTTCAGCTTCGTTGTTGGGTGTTCCATCATTAACCGGTGGTACATATTACTTTGAAATAAGAATGATTGGTCTATTGCAGAATTATATTATTGCTCAGCAATATACAGTTGCTGCAGGTAGCACACCTACACCAACTCCAACAAGAACATTAACTCCAACACCAAGTGTATCGAGTAGTCCTGGTGCAAGTGCATCACCTACACCAACAATGACCCCATCACCATCAGGAAGTCCCGGTGCAAGTAGTTCACCAACACCAACGCCTACAATGACTATGACACCAACACCAAGTGTTACTGGACCATTTGTATACAGAACAATTACATTAAGCAATCCACCGGGTAATAATAGTACCGCAGGTGCTTGTGCAGTAACAACAGGTTTAAGTTATTATATTGGATATACAAGTGCAATTAGTAGTGGTTTGGTAATATATACAAATACAAGCTTAACTACAAGATTATATAATAGTGACCCATTAGCGGATGGTTTTTATGTGATGTTATACGATAATGATAACTCATTAAGATATGCTGTAGATTTTGATGCAAGTGGTGATGTAAACACAGTAACAAGTTGTTAATAAATTAAATTATGGCCCAAAAAGAAGTATCGTTTAAGATAAAAGTTAATGGTGAGGAACTAACCGTCACCGGTAAACAAATTGATGTTTTTAAAGCGCAAATCAAAAGTATGCGAGATGAGCTTACCAAGCTTGGTGCTCGTACTGCTGAGAATGCCGAAATATTTGATAAATTAATTGGTGATTTAAATGCACTTGAGGAAGCATTCGGTGAAACAAAGACCGAGGTTATTCAGACAGGTGATGCCATTCAAGAAATGGGTGACCAAGAGGAAGAAGCATCAAAACAAACCAAATCATATGCGGCGCAGATTAAAGCGTTAAAGGTTGAATTGGCCGGTCTTGGTGAAAGAACAAATGAAAATGCTGCTCAATATGACAGCTTACAAAATAGAATACGTGATTTAAGTGAAGCACAAGAAGAATTAAATCGTGGTGTTCAAAAATTAGATGACGCTCTTGGACAATTACCCGGTCCTGTTGGAATGGTGGGTAGAGCATTTAAAGGTGTTGAAGATACATTCAAGAACGCAAGAGTTGCTTTCAAAGGATTAACTGACACATTCCCAATATTAAAGAACGCCATTGCCGCAACCGGTATTGGTGCTTTGGTTATTGTATTTGGTTTAATTGTTGCTGCGGTAATGAAAGCGGCAAAATCATTTGAACCACTTCAAGCTGCATTCGGTAAGTTTGGTAGATTGATTGATATTGTTATGAAAGGTATCAAACCTTTAACTGACTTTATCTTAAATGCATTCGTTGGTGCGATTGAGTTTGCAGCAAAAGCTATTGCATTCTTGACCGGTAACTTGGAGGAATACAATAAAGCAGCAGCCAATGAGGAAGCAAACGCAAAACTTGAGAAGAACTTAAAACAACAAGAGATGTGGTTTGAGGCAAATGCCGACAAGTATGATGAGTTTACCCAACGTAAATTAAAAGCAGATATTGACTTCAACAAGAAAAAACTTGAATTAAATCAAAAGTTTATTGACGGTGAGATTAAGACACAAGAAGAATTAGACAAACTGGTTGGTGAGTTTTATGCTAAAAGAAATAGAGAAATACTTAAAGCTGATGAGGATAGAGGAAAGAAAGCCGATGAGCTTGTTAAAACCGCTAATGAGAAACAAAAAGCAGCACAAGAGAAAGCGTTGCAGTCAAGAAGAGAATATGAAAACAAATTAAGAGAATTACAACAAGGTAATGCTCTATTACGTATTAAGGATGAGAATGAGAAAGCAAGATTACAGATTAAACAACAGATTGAAAATGAAATAAAGTCAATTAACGAAACTGTAAAGAATGAAACAAGACGTAATGTTTTAATTGCTGAGACATTAGAAAAACGTAGATTATTATTAAAAAACCTGAATGATAAAATCAGACAGGATGAGATTGATGCGTACATTGAACTTGATAAGGAAATTGAAAAACTAAGAATTCAAGCAAATGACAATACGTTAAAGGCGGAAAGAAATTTATTTATCCTACAATTAGGTGAAGAGAGAACCGCATTGGTCAAAAGATTGGATGCTATTAAAGGATATGTTGTTGATAAAGAAAAGATATTAGCTGATTATGATAAGACAGCTTCAGATAGATTAATGAAGTTTGACGAGCAAGTTTTATTAAATCAAATATTATCTTATAAATCACAATTAAAACAAGATGCTCAATATTTTACAGCACTTGAGGAATTACAAAATGCAAAAAATGCTAATGTTATTTTAACACAATCTAAGTTTAGAGTTAGATTTAGTAAAGAATACCAAGATTTTTTAAAAGACCAATTTGTTGCTATTGGTGATACATATGAAGCTGAATATAATTTAGTTGCTGCGGCGTTAGAAAAACAAAATCAACTATTACAAGAAAATTACGATAAAGGTAAAATTAGCTTATTTGAATTTAATAAAACAAAAGAAGATTTAAGACAACAAGAATATCAAAATGATGTATTATTTACTCAAAGACAAATTGCTTTAGACCAATTATTACTTCAATCAAGACAAGCAACCGCGGATAAGACTGTTGAAATTGCTTCGGCGGCATCAGGTTTATTAGCGGCAATTGCCGGAGATAACTTGGAGCTTCAAAAAGCAGCAGCTATTGCTGACGCTGGTATTGCCATTGCAAGAATTATTGTTGATACTCAAAGAGCTAACGTTGCATTTACCGCATCGGTTGCTCCATTAGGACCTGCCGGTATACCTATAGCAGCAGCTTATACCGTTAAGAATAGTATTGCAGCAGCATTATCAATTGCAACAATTGTTGCATCAGGTATACAAAAATTGGTGGCAATCAATACCTCACAATTTAAAACAGGTGGTAGTACCGCAGGTGCAAATACCGGTGGAACACAATATGCCGATGGTAACTTTAGAGGTTATGCTGAAGGTGGTTTAATTGGAGGTAGAAGACACGCACAAGGTGGAACAGTAATTGAAGCTGAAGCGGGTGAAGCAATTATGACAAGAGGTGCTGTAACTTTATTTGGACCATTATTATCTGCCATCAATCAAATGGGTGGAGGAACATCATTTGGTTCAACAATGGTATCAACATATGATAAACCTAAGACTCAAGCAAGCACAGAACAAACAACAATAATAAAAACATATGTGGTGGAAAATGAATTGACTACCGCACAACAAAGACAATCAAGATTAAAAGATTTAAGTACATTATAATATGGCTAAAGCAAAATCAACCGGTAACTCACAAAAGATTAGTTTCGGTAAAAAGAAGAAGGGTAAAGCTAAACGAGCATTTGGTCCTAAGGAGCAAAAACCTAAATCCTATAGAGGACAAGGTCGCTAACTAATTTTTTATATTTAATAATATGATTAAGAAAGAAAGAATTTTTGAATTAAAAATTGAAGAGGATGATGAGTTATCAGGAATCGATTCAATATCATTGGTATCTGAACCGGCAATAGAAATCAATTGGTTAGCATTTAATAGAGAGTGTCAAGATGGTTGCGGTTTAAGCCACGATTTTTCTTCAGATGACCACAGATATGTCGAGCATATAATGAGCAACGCAGAGACCGAGGAAGACCTGTTTAACGATGGATGGGTTGTTGATTCTTTTGAGATTATTACCGGCAGAGAAAGCTTTGTAAGCACAGACCCAAATGCACCATCAATTGAAGATGAAAAAGAATATAAGGTAAGATACAAATATGTATTAAATCCTGATATAAACGGACCGGCATTAATTGCAACATCAAGAGATTTTTGCAAAGAATTAATCAGACAAAACAAGGTATTCCGAGTTGAAGATATTGAGAATGCGGTAAATGACTTTGGTCAATCACCATTGGTGTACAGAGGTTCTTGGAACTGTCGTCACGTATGGCAAAGAATTAAATATAGAAAGGATGCCGATATTGTAAACAAAGCATCTGTTAACAAAGGTAAGGTAACAATTGGTGGTTTTCCAAATGATTTGATTGACCCTGATTATAGAGTATTAGGTTATGCAGAGCCATCAACGGTAACGAATAAAACATTAAATAATCCATCTCCTTCTACAATTAGAAACTTGGGTTTATCAAAAGAGAGTATGGAAATTGTTCCACCGAATGTAAATGTATACGGTTATCATACAAGATTTTTTCAAATATGTCCCGGTGCACAAGCAACATTTGAGCATCTAATATCTATGGATAATGATGAGGATACAATTGGAATGATTAGAAGTGCAGCACAAGTTGCTGACAATGTGTTTAGAATAGAAGACGAGGTAATCAAATCACAAAATGCAACGCAACATCAATATGAAGAAGCGGTTGTATTGGTTGATGATTTTAAAGACATTATGAACGAGATAGATAAGATTAGTGGTATGAAACACGACGTATCTTATATGGACGGACATATTGTTAAAATCAAAGAATACCTTAAAAAAGACTTAGGATATGACGTTTCTACTTTACCTGCTTATAAGGATGAATTACCAACCGGTAAAACGGAGAATTTTGAAAGTTATACTGACTATCCTGAAGGTGCTAAGAACAATGCGAAGAGAGCATTAGCTTGGGCTGAAAAGAATGGTTGGGGTTCTTGCGGAACTGACGTGGGAAAACAACGTGCTAACCAACTCGCTAAGGGTGAAGCCATTTCGGAAGAAACGATTGCTCGTATGGCATCATTTGAAAGACACAGACAAAACAAGGACGTACCATATTCAGAAGGTTGTGGTGGTCTTATGTGGGATGCTTGGGGTGGTACTGCAGGTATTGAATGGGCTCAGAACAAGTTAGAAAGAATAAGAAAAGAAAAGATGTCCAAGCAGAAGTTTGCGGCAACTGATGAAGAAAAAAGAATTGTGATTGGACCGGCAATGGTTCCACATCAAAAAATCATACGCAAAGATAAAATCACCGGTGAACCATATTATGTATTCTTTTCTCCTGATACAATTAAGATGATTGCCGACAAGTATATGAAGAATCAGTACACACGTAACAACGATACTGAGCACGATGGTAAAGCTGTCAACGATATATATGTAACGGAGTCTTGGATTGTTGAAGATGAGAAATACGATAAGTCAAAGAAATATGGTTTTGAAGTACCGGTAGGTTCTTGGATGGTTGCAATGAAAATACCAAAAACACCAAAGGGTGAAGAGGTATGGAAGAAGATTAAAGCCGGTGAATTGAATGGATTCTCCGTTAGCGGTTACTTTGAAGAGGTGGCCAAATTTAGCAGAGAAGAGATGTTCTTGTTTAAATTAGAACAAATACTAAAGGAAACTGGTAATAACTAAAATAATTTATATATAATATTAGAAAACAAATTTAAATATGTCAAACTCTAAATTAGCTGTAGAAAAAATCAAAGGACTTATGAAAGAGTTCGGATTTTTATCTGAAGAAAAGGAGTATCAATCTTTTGGTATTCTTGATGAAAACAAAACTATTGTTCAGGTTTCTAAACTTGAAGTAGGAAATACGATAATGAAAATAAACGAAGAGTTCAATCAAGTTCCACTTGAGGACGGTACATTCAAATTAAAAGAAAACTTTGAGGTTTCAGTTGAGAACGGTGTGATTACATCTGTAAAAGAATTGTTCATTGATGCTAAATTAGTAGATGGTACTGAAATTAAAGTTGAAGGTGATTCATTAGTACAAGGTGCTAAGGTAGTTGTAAAAACTGCTGAAGGAGAAATCCCTGCACCGGATGGTGTTCACGAATTAGCTGATGGAACTAAGGTTAGAACCGTTGGTGGTGTTATTGAGCAAATCGATGAGGTTGCAGAACCAATGAATCCATCTGAAGGTGATACCGCAGATAACAAAGAATTAATGGAAGATGCACAAGTTGTTGCAGATGAGATTAAGGAAGATGAAGAGGTTGGAGAAGAAAACGAAGACGATACTGCAAAGAACATTGAAATTGAATTATACGAAATGTTGAAAAATATGTTGAAGAAAATGGAAGAGAAGATGGGTAGCATCGAATCTAAAGTTAATTCAATGGAAAGTGAATTCAACGCGTTCAAGAAAGAACCGGCAGGAAAGCCAATCAAATCAGGTAAGACAGATTTCTCAGCAGTTGAAGAAAGAATGAATTCCGAAGAAGCAAAAATTAAAGCCATTATGGCGTTAAAAAATAAATAATAAATTAACAAATTAAAAAAAATGAAAAAATATTCAAAAGAAGATTTTAGTTATGTAGTTTCAAGTATCACTGGTTTTACTGACCAGTCATCTCAAGAATTGATGGCTAAAGCATTAATTGGAGCAACTACTCCTAAGTATGCAAACGTGAAGTTAGGTATCAAAGGTACTCAAACTTTGAACTTGGTAGATTCTACACCGGCATTCCAAGCGGGAGCCTGCGGATGGTCTGCATCAGGAACAACAACTTTGTTCCAAAGAAACATTACAGTATGTCCTGAAAGAATCAACGAAGCATTATGTCCTGATTCATTATATGACACTTATCAGTCAATGTTATTAACTCCAGGTGAGACTGAGGAATCAGTACCATTTGAGCAAGTAATTGCTGATTTGAAAGTAAAACAAATTCAACAAAGAATTGAACAACAATTATGGCAAGCTACTACAGGTGCTGGTGATTGTTTTGATGGTTTCAAAGCGTTAATCGCTTCAGGCCAAACAGGTGTTGCTGTATCTGCTTCAGGTACAACTTTCTCACCATCAGCAGCTTACGGTGTAAATGGTAACCCTATCACTGAGGTTGACAAGTTAATCAACGCATTAGATGACAACGCAATGTCTCGTGAAGACTTAGTTGTATTTATGTCATATGCTAACTTCCGTTTATACGTACAAGCGTTAACTCGTGCTAACTTCTTTGCTAACTACATCGGTGGTACTTCAGTAACTGCTTCTATGGAAGCTGTACACCCTAACACAAACGTTAAGGTTGTTCCAACAATCGGTTTAGCAGGTTCTAACCAAATCACAATTGGTCCAAAAGAATACACAGTTGTAGGATTTGACTTATTGTCTGACCACGAGAAATTAGACATTTGGTGGTCACGTGATAACGATGAGGTTCGTATCCGTGGTAACTACAACTATGGTGCACAAATCGCTAAGTTTGGTTCAACAGCATATTTCGCTACAAACGGTTTAGCTTAAGATTTAAGAACACAAAATAAAAACAGAGAGGGTGAAAGTCCCTCTCAAACAAATAAATTAGAAAATTAAAATATAAAAATATATGTCTTGTTATATCACAAGTGGTCAGGCGTTAGGATGTTCAGATTCAATCGGTGGTGTTAAAAAATTGTATATTGCCGGTGGACCTGGTATGGTTACAGGTTATACTTATGATGCTGATGGAGCAATCACAGGTGCAACTTCAACAACTGGTACTACATTATACGGTTTTGAATTGAAGAGAGGAACTTCTTCTTACACTCAAAATATTACCAAATCTTACGAGAACGGTACAATCTATTTTGAGCAAGTATTAGAAGCATCTTTCTACAAGTACGACCAACAAAAAAGAAATGAATTGAAAGTTTTAAGTCAGAATGACAACTTACAAATTATAGTAATCGACCAAAACGATACTCAGTATCTAATGGGTCAAGTTAACTTCTCATACCTTTCAGGTGGAAGTGCTGCAACTGGTTTGGCATTAGGTGACAAAAATGGTTTCTCTCTTACGTTTACTGCGCAAGAATTTGAACCATCTCGCGTTATCGAAGGTCAATTAGCAACTGTTTTTGCAGGTGCAACTATTAACGGATA